TCGTTACCTTAACATTAGCATTAGCAGTCTCGCAGTTCATGCGGGAGACAGCCCAAAGACACTCATCAATGGGGCGAATATCAAGGTTGATCTTGACTTCGTGGTACTGAAGGGCGATAAGGGGTAGAGCAAGACCAGGGTTACGGCAGTACCAGAACTGGAAAGGAACATAAAGAGTAGTCTCAGGAAGTGCATTACGAGGAGCACATACCTGGCGGGGAGCATCACTGTCGCAAGGTCCATCAACATTCGCGAAGGAAGGATCAGTAATGTAGGTTAGCTGAGTGGTGTTACCAACCATCTTAAAGTAACCACGCTCCTGCTCTTTGGAGAGAGTGAGCTGGTTCCAAAGGTGCATCCAATCACCATACTGGCGATCAATACGCTGACCACCAATCTCAACCTCGACGGTAGAGACCATGTGCTCACCGATGAAGTCGAGCCAGCGAGCATATACACCATCATTAGCCGAAGCAGTGGCACCACCACCACTGTTCTTCATCGACTGATTAATTTCAGGAAGAGTTACCTGAAGGTAGGTACGGTAGGCAAGATCACCATTACGGCTAATGGTGCATGTTACACGGCGACCGAAATCAGCCTGTCCGTTGAAAGTCTGTTCAATAGATTCCATTGCAAAATTAGTATGGCGACGATAAGTCACCTTCCAGAAGGTAATCTGAGGATTACCGGTAAGATAAACATCTTGAGCGCCATAGGCAACGAGTTGCATAAGTCCTCCTCCCATTTTATTATAATATTGCTAAAGAAAAAAATTTCACGCAAAAAAATTTAATTGTTTGATATCCATATTACTTTCTATAAATTTTTTAACATAATTTTCTAAATATATTTCTTTCTTTCCTTCATGTTTCTTTGTGAAAATATATTTATCATTATTCATTTTAACTTCCCATCCTGATTGAACCGCATTATATATAAAAGCCATTTTTTGAAGTTTAATACAATCTATTTCTAAATTAGTTGGATTAGTTATTATAATATTATTATCTTTCATTAAAGAAGAATTAGAAAACATAAATTAAATTAAACCGAAAATATGTACTTTATTAATTATAAATTAAATAAATAATATTAATTATAGTATAAATGCCTTCATTTAAACCAAAAAATACAAAAAAAATAATGGTATGTAAAAAAACTAACATTACTCTAGATGGCAAACATCAGGAGATATTAGAGAATTTTAATAATGAAACAGAAAATAAATTACCTATATTAAAAAAAAGAAAAAATGTTTTAATAAAAAAATTAGCTAATCAAGATATGAATATAGAAGAACGATTAGAAATTGAAGATGAATTAATTAATACTCGAAAAGAAATAAGCGATATTATATCAAAAAAAAAAGATTATTTATTAGATAATTCAAAATATATTTATGAATATTTTGAAAATAAAAAAAAAATAGCTGAAGATACAAATAAAAAAATAATATTGAATAAATTTTTTAATATTCAAGAAATCAATAATGATAAAGTAAATATAGAAAATATAAATAACGTACAAAAATATTTATGTAATGTAGATGATACTTTTTTGGATATAAATAATTTTATTGTACAAACAGATATTTGTAATAAATGTAAACAAGGAGAAATGATTTCGGTTGAATATGAAGGTATTTTAGTTTGTAATAACTGTTCAAATAGTATTAAATTTTTAATAGAAAATGAAAAACCTTCTTATAAAGAACCACCTAAAGAAGTATGTTTTTATGCATATAAAAGAATTAATCATTTTAGAGAAATATTAGCTCAATTTCAAGCTAAAGAAACTACACAAATACCAGATGAAGTACTAGAAAATATTAAAAATCAAATTAAGAAAGAAAGGATTACAATAGACCAAATTACAAATAAAAAAGCAAAAGAAATATTAAAAAAATTAGGTCATAATAAATATTATGAACATATACCATTTATAAAAGATAAATTAGGTATTAAACCACCAATAATGAGTTCGGAATTAGAAGAAACTTTATGTAATTTATTTATGGATATTCAAGGTCCATATGCTAAATATTGTCCTGATTATAGAGTGAATTTCTTAAATTATTACTATACAGTATATAAATTGTGCGAATTGTTAGATCAAAAACATTTTTTACCATTTTTTCCTATGTTAAAAGATAGAGAAAAACGAATTGAGCAAGATGAAATATGGTGTAAAATTTGTAATGAACTTGATTGGGAATTTATTCCTACTATTTAGTTTAATCAAATCTAATTGTTATTGGCTAAATATTTAATTATATATTCAAATTTTTTGTAAATATATAATACAAAAAATTTGTTTGCTATTATGGTATTAAAAATGTTTACCGCGGAAATCCGACCAAATTGGCGCCAATACCAAAACCAGCACCAGAGCGAGCATTGATAGCCATGGAAGGTACATAGGTATCAAGAATGCTGAAAGTAGCAGCTGCAGTTAAAGCAATAAGAGCAACCTCATCTAAATTGAGAGATCGCTTGGGGATTGCGAATGCGGCAATCGCAACCATTAAACCTTCAACAAGGTATTTAATAGCCCGTTTAACAAGTTCACCTAAATTTAGTCCCATTTGCATATTATAAATAATAGTTAGAAAAAAATAAATAATATGCGGATAAAACACTTAAAATGAAATATTAATATTAATTATAATGACAACTATTACTAAAGATTATGAAAGTAGAAAAAATGAGGTAGAATATAGAATTAATCTTGATGGTTCAGAAAATGCTAAATATGTTGATGTTTTGGATGAAGATAAACCTGTAGCTGGACAAAAGTTTGCTTGCATCTCTTTTTTATCACCTGAAAATATTATTAAACAGAGAGAAATGTTCTTATTTAATGAATTCCTAAAGCAATGGGATATGAACAAGTCCTTGGAAAAATTTAATCATTTTTTAAGTTTTATTTCTTATAAATATAATCAAAATTTAGATGATATAACTAAAGATTTTAAAGAATTTTGTGAAGAAGAAAAAGATAATCTATTTAATACAAATTTAGAAGATGAGTATAAAAATTTTCTTGATAATAATGAAGATAAACTTGTAGAAAAATTTGATAATGATAATAATTTTAAAACAAGTGTTAGAGGAGTTAAAATTAGAGGATCTTATCCTTCACAACAAGAGGCTGAGCTTCGCTGTAAAATGTTACGAGAAGTAGATCCTAATCATGATGTATATGTTGGTCCTGTAGGAATGTGGATGCCTTTTCATCCAGAAGCTTATAAAACTGGTAGAGTAGAATATCTAGAAGATGAATTAAATCAATTAATGCACGAAAAGAATAAGAATGAAAAACAAGCTAAATTAGAGTTTGAAAAGCGTGTTAAAGAAACTAAAATTAAAGCTATGGAAGAAAATAAAAAACGAGCACTCGAATCTGGTAATAAATTAACACAAACTCTTAATGAAGATGGAGAGCTTGTTTCTGTTGCAAACATGAATACTACAGAAACTTCCATGAAAAGAGACGATATTTCAGTTGCCGATGTAAGAAAAGAATTATTTGAAGGCGATAATATTGTTACTTCTAAAAATACTGATCATGGTTTAAGTGAATTAGAAATTATGAAAAATAAATCTAACGATGATAACACATCTAATGATGCAACACCAACAACAGATGCCGAATAAATATTTATAAAATTGATTTAATATATAATTATTAATATATATTAAAATGGGAAAATCAATGAGATGTCAGTATAATGAATGCAGAAAAAAAATAACACCTGCTCAAGAAATTGTTGGATTATGTAAGTGTGGACAAATATATTGTATTACTCATAGAGATCCTTTATCTCATCAATGTAAATTTGATTTTAAATCTGAAATTAATAAAGATAATTTTATTAAAAATAATAAATGTATTGCACAAAAAGTATTACAAATAGGTTAATGATATTGGACCAATAAAAACTGATATAAAACACCAGAGGCTACCATAAATATCAGGTCTAAATATATTATAATTTTTTGTTTGGCTAAATATTACATATAAAAATGAAATTGGTATAAATAATATTCTTAATGGATAGTTTCCTAATATATCTTTTAACTGTATATTTTTATTATTTTTCAAGAAAAATATTAAATAACAAAAAAAACATAAAAATATGTATAAACATAACCATAATAAAAATAATATTGTCTTATTATCAAAAAGTTTAGTTAAAGCATTCCACTCTAATCGTTTACTATTTTGTGGTTTACTACAAACATTAGTTTTTGATAAAAAATAAATAAAATACACAGAAATAATTGTATATATAATCATAAAAAAATACAAAATATTATTTTGTAAAAATATATTAGAATAATATAATTTTTTTAATAATAAAATAGATATTATAGGTTGTAAATATAATACAAATATAATCATAATAGACCAAAATTTATTTTTATTATCACATTTTTGATTTCTCCATAAAAAATATTCATTTAATTGCATTAAACTAATTAAAAATGTAACACAACTAAAAAATATATCACTTTTATTTTTATTAGTAATACCATTACGTAATAAAATAATACTGGAGGTTAAGCCAATACTAAATACTCCTAATGATGTTTCCTCATCAAAACACATATATAAATATTATATATAAGATTAATGATATTTTGGTATTTTAAGTAAATAAAGTGTTGGAACATTTCTGTGACTTGCCTTAATTTTTTTAACACGGTGATTTCTAACTCCAACTCCAGTTGTAGATGGTGTACCCCATCTATTTAACATACTTGCACTTGTAAATATCATTATTTATATATAATGATATTTTAAATTACCATCTACTTTTTTTAACACTAATTTTAGGCTGACGTTTTTTTTGAGCATTAGGATCATATTGATCATCTTCATCATCAGAATTTAAATCTTTAGACAACTCCCAAAATTCTTTAGAACCTAATTTAAATGGTCCATGTGGTTCTGCTTTATACCAAAAAATTTGATCTTGTAATTTATTAGATTTTGCATTATTATTAACAACTAAACATTCATAATTTTCTGTACATTGATCCATAACTTGACAAAAAGATTCAAATGTAGGAAACATACCAGCATAATTTTCCCAAATACGTTTTCTATTTGAAAGATATGGTTCTCTTAATATAAAAACATAATCTATATTAGTTCTTAAATTAGGTGGAATACCTAATGGATATTGCATAGTAATAATTAACATAATTTTCCAGTGACGACCATTCATAAATAAAAGTCTCATCATTTTATCTTTAGTCCATGTTGCATCGAATAAACAATCATCTAATATAACAAATGCACGTGGATCTATAGAGCTTTTTTTATAATTATCTACTTCTTTTTTTACTTGTTTTAAAACAGTTTTTTGTCTTTTTAAAATATTTTCAATAATAGCAGTATTATATTCATCATGAATAAAAAGTTTAGGTACATGACTTCCATAAAATCCATTTCCTGCTTCTGTACCAGAAATTACAGTCCCAATAGGGATATCTTGGTGATAATATAATACATCTCTTACTAAATAAGATTTACCTGTATCACGTCTACCAATTAATACAACAACAGGTCCTTTATTTTCATCTGGATTAAAACTTATATTTTTCATATCAAATTTTTTTAATTCTAATGTCATATACCTATTGATTTTAAAAAAAAGAATAATTTATTCCGCATGAATTAGTTTAAAATAAAAATAATAAATATATAACAGAAATAATGGAATTCTCTTATCAAAAAAATGATAATTCTTTGTTATTTTCTTCTTTAGAAGAAAAAAATTTGTTAAATGTTAGTAAAACACAAAATTATATTCCCTTATATTCAAAATTTTTTAATTTAAATTCATCAAATTCAAATAATATCAATTTAAATAATAAATTTTCATTAAAAAATATTAAAAGTGGAGAAAATAATAAATTTAATGGACAAATAGTAACTACTAATAAAGATGTTAAAGATACAAAAATATTTTTTAAATTATCACCTTTACTAGATCCAATTAAATATATTATAGGAAAATATGATTTATCTAATAATAATTTGCTAAATTTACCCTCATTTAGTAATAATAATTGTGAACCAAAAGTATTAGATACAAATAATACTGCATATGTAGATAGTTTTTTTACGTATTTATCAAGTCAATTATTAAATAATCATAATTTTATTAATGGTGTAGATTTTTATGGTTCTTTTTTAGCTATTAAAAATGATTTTAATATAAATATATCGGATGATATTGAATATTTACAAGAATCAGAATTTTTTAATAAAAATGAAAATAATTTATTTAAATTTAATAATAATTTTCATAGTGAGCTTTTAAATATTAATACTCGTTCTCATAAACAAAAAATTACAGTAGATAATAATTCTGAAATACTAGAAAATAAAATACTTGAATTATCAGATATATCTGATTTATCAGAATTAGAGAAAATATTTACTAATTCAAATAATAATGAAATTATTGATAATATTACGCTAGAATTTGAAGGTAAAGTAAATTCAATTAAAAGTTTATCACAATGTAAAACAAGTAGTACTTGTTCTTCACGTTCATCCAATACAGAACAAGATAGTGATGATGAAGATAATGAAGATAATGAAGATAGTGAAAATAATAGTGATTGTAGTGAAGAATCTTCTGCAAGCGAAGATGAAATATTTATAACTATTCCAAAATTTCCTGTTCAAGTAATAGCATTAGAATGTTGTGATAAAACATTAGACTCATTATTAGATTCTGAAGATAGTATTGATGATAAAGAATTAGGTGCTATTATTGTACAGATATTAATGATATTAATAACATATCAAAAAGCTTTTGCTTTAACACATAACGATTTACATACAAATAATATAATGTATTCTAAAACAGAAAAAAAATATCTTTATTACAAATTTAATAATAAACATTATAAAGTTCCAACATATGGAAAAATATTTAAAATTATAGATTTTGGTAGAGCTATTTATAAATTTAGAGGTAATTTAATGTGTAGTGATAGTTTTCACCAAAAAGGTGATGCTGCAACACAATACAATATGGAACCATACTTTAATGATAAAAAACCACGTATAGAACCAAATTATAGTTTTGATTTATGTAGATTATCTTGTTCATTAATAGATTTTATAACAAATGCAGATGAAGATTTTAATAACTTAGATTCACCTATTATTCAAATTATAGTAGATTGGTGTAAAGATGATAAAGGAAGAAATATTATGTATAAAAACAATGGTGAAGAGAGATATCCTGAATTTAAATTATATAAAATGATTGCAAGAACTGTGCATAATCATATACCTCAAACTGTTATTGAAAATAAATATTTCGAAAAACATTTTGTAGTTGGTAAAAAAGATATTAACAAAAAAAATATTATTATTAATATAGATAATATTCCAAATTATCAATAAATAATTATGTTAAAAATCTAATTTATCGAATTTATCTATATATTTTATTAAATGTTCTATAAAAATTTGTGTTAATAATATTTTTCCAAAATTTTCAGACTTTGATCCTTCAGTAATATAAATTTTTCTAAAAATATATTCATGATTGTAATCATTAATTGTAATAACTTTATTATTATTATCAATATTGTAATTAAATCGATATTTTTTATAGATTTTAGAATATAAAGAATACTGAATTGTTGGAAATATAGGAGTTACAATATTATAATCTCTTCTTTTTTTCCATATTATTCTACCACTATCTTCATTTATTAATGATACTTTACCATAAATATTTTTTTTTATACTAAGTAAAGGTAAATTTTTGTGGGGAGTTAATTTTATATCATTATAATTTATTTCTAATCTTGCAGAATTATCTATTCTTGGATTGGATGTAGAAATTAATGACCAAACTCCACATAAATTTTTTGGAAATATTAGTCCTAACATTAGATAAATACATGAATAATATTTAATATGATATTATCAAATATTAAAACTCTGGATTACCAATAAAAGCATTTGTAGGCTTTGCTGAAGATAAAGAACTTGTTGTATTATCTAATTGATTAATAAGAAACATTCCTAAAACACTACTTAAATAAACAAATATTCCATCCCTTAAAATAACTTTTAAGGGTTTATCTTCTTTTAAAATTATTTTCATTTCAGCAAATTTAAGTAGAACAAATATAATACTAATTATACCTGAATTAATAAAATAGTTATCCATTGAAATAACAAATGATAATCTGTAAATTTATTTAACGCAATTAACGTAATTATACTAATACTTCAATATCGTCTAATATTGGCTTATCATTTACTTTAATAGAAGATTTATTTAAATCATTAATATCCATTGGTTCTAAATCTATTGTTGAACCAATTTTAATTTTATCATTATCATCATCATCTTCTTCTTCTTCTTCTTCAAGTCTTCTTTTTTCAGCATTTTCATTAGAAATTTTTTCTAAACGCTCAATAGTTTTAGGTGCTTCAATATTTGTTTCATTTCCTCTGATATCTACTGCTTTATCTATATCTGAGAAAGCTATTTTTTCACTTTTAGTAATTGAAACGGTTTCTGGATTTTGTGTAAAATTTACTTTTTCAATATTATTAGGTTGAACTTCATCTTCAGAAACATCATTAGTAACTTGGATATTAGGTTCAGAAACTTTATTATCTTCATTGAGATTTTCAACTTCTAAAGGAGTATTAATTAATTCTTCGTGAACTTCAACATTAACCTCTTCAGTTTCATCCATATAAGCTCTTAATAATTGTTCTACAGGCATAGATTCACGAACACTATTTAAAATACATTCTTTGATAATAACTTCTAATTCTCTATTATGTTTCTGAATTTGTAAAGGAACAAGATCTTTTTCAAATAAATAAACATTTGTATAAATTTTTCTTGCTACATTAGAATAGCATTTGTGAATAAATTTATTTGAAGATGGAATATCTATATCAACTTTTTTTTGTTTTTGTCCAACTCTAACACATGAAAGTGCTTTAAGTTGAATAATATGAACACATGTTATTAAATCTTCTAGATATCCACAATTAGAAGTTTCTTCTATTCTTTTTCTTTCTGTATCTATCATTTCTTCATTCCATTTTGGTACTCTACTTAAAAAATTTTGAAAAGTCATTAAATATTTATCTACTTCATCATTTTCTTGACATAATTTATAAGCCTCATTGAATATTGAAGAAAACCCTTGAATTAAAGCTGGTGTTAATGAATTAACTAATCTAGCACACCATTCATTTTTAGATTCTGATAAACTTGTTAATGAATAATCATCCATATCTTTTAAATAAAAGATATATTTTCTAAATCTACATCAGAACGTAAAAATATAAAGTTTAACATAAAAGTTACTAATAATTTTTCATTTCTAAAATCTTTTTTTATTTTTTGAAAGCATAATAAGTATTGATATTTTTTTTTTATTTCAATATTACTGTTTTCTATAAAGGTTATAATATCGATACCAGAAAAACCTTTTTCATATAATTCAGAAGCTTTTTTAATAATAATTATTCCTTTATTATCACTAGTAGATAATTTTTTTGATAATGAATTTAATGAACGTTTTAAAATATTTTGATGTTTAATACTTTCTTCTTCATTAAAAGCAAAATTTTTTTTTAACATATAATTATGTAAATTTACATTTTTATTATCAATAATAGGTTCAGAAACATAAATCTCACAAAAACGTGATAGTATTGGTTTTAATAGTTTATATTTATCATCTACAATAATAAAAAATCTTGTAGTGTGACTAAAAGATTCTATACATCTTCTAAGTGCAGACTGTGCATCTATTGTTAATTTATCAGCATTAACAAGTATTATAGTTTTAAACATACCTTTATAATTAATATGTGTCTTTGCAAAAAATTTAACATCATCTCTAATAAATTTAATTCCTTTACCATGAGCACAATTTACATTCATTACATATGACTTATATAAATCTTTATTATTATTATAAATATTATTAACAAATTTACTTACTATTGTTCGTTTTCCACAACCATTAGGACCATGAAATATTATATTAGGAATATTGTTTGTTTCTAAAAAAAAGTCTAATTTTTTATAAATATCTTTATGAAGATTTAAGGTCATCTTATATAAAAAAAAATTTATATTTAATATCTATTAAATAAAATATATATTAAATTTTTAATGTTGAGTTAAATTTTCTTCCATTAATTCTTCTAATGTAATTCCTAGTTTATTTGCTAATAAAGTTAAGTCTGAAAGTGTTTGAGATAGATATTTTTTACAATTATGTTTTTTCTTTATTATGGACAAAGCTTGTTCACTTTTTTTAATATTTGTTTCGGAAATAATACTACAAACTTTTCCAAAGTCACCTACTGTTTTTAATGCAATTTTATCAATAGATAGTTCTGTATTTTGTGTTACCACTTTATTCGTAAATTGTGTAACTAGTGGTTCATTAAACTGCATATGACCCCTAATTAATCTGTTTTCATAATCCATATTTCTGTTAGCGCACATATTATTATTATTATTATTATTATTATTATTATTTATACTTAAATAGTTTCAATTTTTATTATTAATAACTTGATAAACTTTGAGTATATGGATTATTTTTAAATGCAGTTAAGATATCAGGATTAATTCTTTCACATCCCATACATTCATTATAATACTGTGGTGCATTTATTTTACCATAAGTTTCAGTACTTGGTGGTGCTGAAATAACACTTTGTACGTGAGCAATTCTATTATTTAATCTATCACAATCTTGTCGTAAGCAAACATTTTCTTCTTGATTAAATATTTGATTACATCCTCCAGCTGTATAAGATCTAGTTACTTTATTAGCATTATTTCTTTGTCTATAAGCTGCTTGTTCATCGCGAGGTCCAGCAACTCCATTGGCTAGATTAGTGTTACCAATATATTCGCAATTAGTAGTATCTCTTTGATTTTCAATAGCTTGTTGAGGATTTACTAAGTATCCACCTTCATATACACCATCATGACCTTGTACATATAATTGATCTGGTCCTAGAGTTGTTTCTTTGATAGTTGTTTTTGTGCGATCAGCTGGGTTCCATACAGCCCATCCTGTACCATTATTTTGCATATTTCCAGATTGTCTTACAGAACCAATAACATTTTCTTTTTTAGT